TGATGACCACATCCGACTTGTGAAGGCCACAGTCAAGGCCACGTTACCAAACGTGACAGGCGCAATAACGGCTACCCAAGCCGAGTTGAACCTAATGGACGGCGTAACGGCAACCACAGCCGAACTGAACCGTGTGGACGGGCTTACGGCCTCTACAGGCGAACTTAATAAGCTGGATGGCCTTACAGCCTCTACAGCCGAACTGAACGTCACCGATGGCCTTACAGCGTCCACTAGCGAGATCAATAAGCTAGATGGTCTTACCGTATCTACATCGGAGTTAAATCATGTGGGGGGTGTCACTGGTAACATCCAGTCACAGCTAAACAATATACAGGTCATACCAAGCCAAGCTACGTCCACATGGGAAGCTGGGACTAGCACGGCTGAGAGCACCATATCCCCTGCTAAACTTAAAGCAATAACTGGTAGCGAAGAGGCACAGGTAACTGAAAATGGATACCAAAAGTTTGCCTCTGGTCTTATCATACAGTGGGGCAGAGTGACTGGTGTAAACGCAGAGCAGAACAAGACTGTTACTTTGCCAATAGCATTTCCTAATGCCATTTTTACGTTACATGGTACACCTTTAGACAACAGAGCCTCTGGTGACTTTGAAGTCGATTTCTACTCGGTTGCTTGTATGGACACTGGATCACTTACGTCTTTCACAATTATAAACGAAGGTACTGCATATGGTAGTAACAAGACATTGATGTGGCAGGCAACTGGACACTAACACATAAAGGAACCTAGCCCATATGACTAACCTACCTATCCGTGGGCTTGGTGCAGTAGGTGTCATTACAGACATTGACCCATACAGCCTACCCATCAATGCCTACACTAGAGCCAAGAACGTACGCTTTAACGAAGGCAAAGTGACTAGAGCACCTGTATTTAGAGGTATCTCAGAGAACCTTACGATTACACCTAAGTATGCCTATGGCGTAGAAGCCCTGACTGGGTTCGATACAGTGGTGGTAGTCGATGATACCTTTGACATCTTTGAGATGGTCAACGGGTCTTTGACACAGAAGTACAATAGTTCATTGGCTTCGGATATAGCATCCCCAGTGACCTCTACGATCCTTGCGGATGTCCAATATATCAATAGAGCCAATACTACCCCTATACATAGAATGCCCAGCGCATCTAATTTTTCTGCATTGCCTAACTGGCCTAGCGGTACAACCACGACATCTATGCGTTCATATGGTGACTTTTTGTTAGCCCTTGGAACTGTAGAGGGGGGCGTAGCCTACCCAAACAGAGTTCGCTTTAGTGACCCCGTTCTAGCTAACCAAGTACCTACGACTTGGGATGCCACCGATTTAACCAACAGTGCTGGCTTCAATGACCTAGTGCAAATGAAGACCCCCATAGTTGATGGTGCTACTTTAGGCTCTAACTTCCTAGTCTATTCACAAGATCAGGTCTGGATGATGGAGTTTGTTGGTGGTGCTTTTATCTTTAACTTTAGAAAACTATTCGACGATGCTGGAGTGATCAATCAGAACTGTATCCAAGAAGTCGAGGGTAAACATTACGTCTTTGACCGAGATGACATCTATGTGACTGATGGCAACACACGCCAGTCAATATGTGATGGTCGCGTCAGGGACTATATCTTTAATGGTATAGACAACAGTAAACTTGATAAGTGCTTTGTATTACACAACGGCATCCTAGAGGAACTATACTTCTGTTATCACACAGGCGACGATATGGCTGTATATACAGATGGAACTGCTTGTAACCGAGCCGCTGTCTATAACTACAAAGAAGACTTGTGGTCGTTCTTAGATATACCCAACGTAGTCACAGGGACAGAAGCCAACGTAAACTCAGTGTTTACCTATACAGACGCTACACAGTCTTATGACGCATTTGGTGGCTCATACCATGACCAAGAAAGCCCATATACTAGGACGCCATTAGTTGTGTCTTTATCGGGTGGTGGTGTAGCCAATAGTAAAGTCTATGGTATCGACCTGTTAGAAAACGGTTCACTGTCGCAAGCTGTGGATACTGAAGTATCAAAGCCTTTCCATATTGAACGGGTAGGTCTTGACCTAGACGAGCAAGGGATACCCCTGACAGGCTACAAAGTCATATCTAGGTTAGCCCCACAGGTATCAACTGACAGTTCAAATGGTCAGTTTGAGTTTACCTTTGGAGCCGCAGATACCCCCCATGCCACGCCCAACTATGGTAATGAGGTAACTTTCAATGCTCTTACCGACTACAAGGTAGATGCACGGATGGCTGGTAGGTACTTGTCTTACAAAATGACAGCTACGAATGACAAAGACTTCTCGTTCACAGGAATGGATGTCGAAATCACTGTCACTGGTAGGAGATAACAATATGGCTATCTCAGATAAAATAAACATGCTGGTGTCTGCTTATGTCAGACGCCAAGCACCCACACTATCTCCAGAGTTTCTACCCAACTACCTACAGGAAGAACTTAGAGAAATCGAAGCGGCTGTGAGATCACTCGCAGACGCAAGCATCCAAGTAACCGATAGAGAGCCACCCAACCCAAGGAAAGGGATGGTTCGCTACGCTATCGCTCCTTGGCAACCAATAGGATCAGGCGTGTCCACTCTCGTTGTCTACAATGGGACATCTTGGATAGCCGTTTAAGGCATACAGATGAAGCAAGACTTACAGACACGTACATCAATCATGACCTTCCAAGCGATAATGATGAATGGTCAGAAAACTGGCGATATACCCGATGATCTGGACAGGACATATTTGGAGCACCACTTTACTCCTTTAGACGAGAAATATGGATGCCACACCTACGCACGACAGATATTCATGCCGAAAAATATGGTTCTTGTTGGTAAACTACACAAAAAAGCACATTTGACATTTGTTCTAAAAGGCACAGTCGATGTTGTGTCAGAGGCTGGTGGGAAACAAAGAATTACAGCCCCATCTACTTTCGTATCCCCAGCAGGGGTCAAACGTGTTTTTTATGCTTTAGAGGACACTCTGCTTACAACAGTTCACCTAACGGAGAACATGGGCGAAGAGAACCTTGGTAAAATTGAGGACGAAGTAATTAGCCCAACATACAAAGATATGGGTTTAGAGGAACCAGACTTAACTGATCTGAATAAGTTCCTGTCACAGAAATAAAAGGAATACAGATATGTCATTTGCAATTACGGGCGCAGTAATAAGCGGCGGTTTAGGCTTTTTGGGATCAAAGAAACAGGCTAGTGCTCAAGACAAAGCAACAGCGGCAACAATGGCTGGCTTTAACCAGTACAAACCATACGTGGACGCCAACTTAGAAGGTGGTAAAAGTGCACTAACTGGTGTCTTAAACACTGGAGCCTACCAAGGCCAAACATATGCTGGTGCTAACGACTTCCAGACTGGCACAGCTAATACTATGGGCAACTATGGTATGGGCATGATGAACAGTGGTAATGCCATGATGGGCAATGCGGCTGGTTTTGGCAACAACGCTAACTCATTGTACGGACAGTACCAAGGTATGGCTAATTCAGCACAGCAAGATCGTCTTGGGAATGCTATGGGCTATGCTTCAGCAAATACTGGTGGCTTAGTTGACTCAGCTATGCGCGATGATCTCCGCAATTTACAAGAGAACACATTGACTGGCATAGACAACGCGGCAATGGGTTCTGGTAACATGAACTCTAGTCGCGCTGGTGTTGCTACAGCCGTAGCCAACCGAGCATATGACGACAGACGTGCCGATGTAACTACAAACATACAGAACAGCCTTATTGATCGTAGTCTAGGACAGCAGGCACAACAGTTCCAAGACCAAGGCTCTGCACTGCAAGGCGCTGGACAAGCTAATGATGGTTTACAGAGTGCTTACAGCATGGGCATGAACACATTAGGCCAAGGTTCTAACTTTGGTATGAACGCTGGTAACAGTTTACAAGGTTACAACCAAGCGAACCTTAATGACCAAAGACAACGCTTCGAACAACAGCGTGACTTTGAAATGGAGCAACGCAAAGGCTACCAATCAGGTATGCTAGGCAAAGCCGTTGGTTCTCCATCAGTTCAGCCAAACTTAAACAACC